TGGCTAGATCAGGATCGAATTGGCGCATGGCTTTAAGAGTTCCTTGCACGCCTGTTATGTTTACGGGCATTTTCTCGCTCCTTCGCTCTATCGCCTAGCACCTGCAGTACTGCCTTAAACATGACCTCATCCATAGCCAGGACTTGATCGGGGCTAATCTTTAACTCAATAGCAAGGGATGCCACTAAGTAAGTAAACGAACCCCGATCTATCCTTTTTTTGGCGCTTCATCCTCGATTACCTCAACTGAGATAAGCGTGGTTAAAAAGTCATCGCCATAGGGCGGGATGACTTCGGTGCGCATCAAAGCGTTATGAGCGAGCCAGTAAAGATCACTGTTTTGCTCAAATTCCCGCAGCTGCTTATACAGGCCTTGACCTGCCATTTTTTCAAAGGCCACCTCAACCACCGGGGTAATCGTTACGATAGTTTCCCCGGTAGCCCTTACGATCTTTAGCCGTGCCATTGTTTGCCCCTTAGTTAAATGTGCCTGTAGTTGCGTATGCAACCGCAGATGTGCATGTAAATGTCATAGATGATCGTGCATAGTCCTCTGGGCCACCTGTACCTACTGGGGTCAAGTTATTGACCAAAATAGATACCGTGTATAGCGGATTTGTTGCGCTGATTGGTGTGGCAGATGCTGCACGCACTGGCACTATTAAAGCAGTTACGGATGTGCCGTAAGCAGCTTGTAAAGTTGCCTGTACTTTTGATGCAGCCCAGTCATTCATAAAGTCAACGGCCAGTGTGCTGCTTTCCAAACCTTTAGCAAAAGTATGAGCTGATGAACCCATAGTAGTTGTCTCAACCTCATCAAAGGTTTGTGTGAGCGTAATGCTGCTTACGTACTCGCTTAAATCAACCGTGGCAATTTTCAGGCCAACGTTATTATCTAGATAAATTGCCATTGTTTATTCCTCATCCTTTTTAGTAGTAGTAGCCCCTGGTACTGGCAGACCAAGTTTTTTTAAAACCTCAATATCTGCCGGGGTTATTTGTTGATCTGCCATTTTTAACTCCATGTCGTTAGTACGGTTATAGATAACTCGGCCATTAATAAACTACCGCTGGCCGCATCTAGGATTGTGGGTGCTGATATTGCGGTAACACTAAATACGATCGCTGAGTCTGCGAGTTGATTAAACACCGCGATCATGGTGTCCTCGATGCCTGCAAGGTTGCCCTGGTTGTCGTAGGCCTGCACTGTCATAACAATTTTGAAATTAGCCTGTGGGCGTATTGCAGCTTGATTAAAGTGACCGTTGGCAGGCACGATGTAGGGATCTGCGGGCGCAACGATTACTGAATTAGCCAGGATATTTGGGGGAGGAAAACTGAAAGTTTGCCACTGCGCTGGGTTTTCTAAAGCCTCTGCAATAGTGGTGCGTAATGTCGTAAGGGCTACTGTCATGGTTAGCCAACCATCGAGCCCGGCGCCATATAGGGTGCAATAAGCCCGCGTATCTTGCCAATCATTGAGTTACCCATGCGATAAGGGCTAAAGCCCATGTCAACACTTACGCCGCCTGACTGACTGACCTGACGTGCCTGGTAAATATCAACGGCCAAGATCATCGCAGCTTCTCTAACACTTGCATTGGCACTATATGCCGCAGTTTTTGTATCCGCACCTGTTGCAGTGCCATAGGGGAGTACTCGCCTAAAGTTTTGATTGCTTGCAGTTTTTGCATATTGCACAAAACTGTAACCCTGGGGATTTTGGTAGTAAGCAAGCTGCAGATTAAATGCTGGCAAGATATTTGCAGTGCCAGTGCTGTAAGGGAAAGTGCCAGTAATTGCGTAAGCGCCATTAAAAGTTGAACCAGCCCCAGCAATAGTTACGGTTTCCCCGACCGTAAAAATACCAGGGTTGGCCAACATAACGGTCGCAACATTTGATACCAGTGCTGTCCCAACCACTGGTGCGCTATCAAACCAAAGAAAACTATTTACTTGATCCTCGGCTGCTTGGCAGACTTCCTCAATAGTTGCATCGGAGTACAGGCTGCCGATACCTAAGTTTGTGCGTAATTCTTGCATCGTTACATAACTAGCGGCCACGGTGTACTCCTTTCTTAAAAGGGTCGGTGGGTGAAAGGGCTAATCACCCACCGACTATTAGGGGATTGGCTTAGGTAAAGTTGTAGCGGATAATGCCCTTTGGCATTTTCGCAATAGTTGCCATGTAGCCGTAGATCGCAACCTGTACTTGCAGATTAGATACTACGTTTACTGACATGTAAGCCTGTGGTGACTGGTAAACAGTAAATGCCTCAGGTGCAAGGATGATCGCTGAGTCGTCAACAGTTGTAGTAGCTGCGAAGTTCTTATCGACGTATAGATCTAGTCCGAGTACGTTGCCACGAATTGAACTAGGCATAGCATTTCCCGCGTTGTTCATAGGATTTGCAGCTGAGTAAATTGGTCGCCCAGTCGTATCGGATGCACCCATAAGTAGCTGCCACTGTGATCCATTAGCGATGTAGTTATTAGCAAAATAACCAGTTGCCTCATAAACCAAACGTGCGGCCTCTGATGCGTAACCGATAATGCCAGCTGATGTTGCAGCCTGTGCAGTTGTAGCAAGCGTTCCCGCAGTAACTAGCGCCGCGTTAACTGTTGTATCAATTGTCTTTAGGTAAGCGTTTTGTAGCTGTGCTGTCAACTCGCTAAAAAAGTTGCCATCACCATATCCGCGCTCTAATAGTTCAATGCTGATCGTGTTCATACCTGAGTACTTGGATACTGTGCCCGATAGGTACTCAGTTACCATGCCGGTATTTTGTACTGCGCCGGCTTCGGCCTCAACTGTTACAGCTGGTGCAACACCTGATTGTCCACCTGCGGATGTAACCAAAGATGGTACGTTAATTGTCATACCATTTGCAGGTAGTGTCCCACGGCTACACGCATCAATTGACGGTGTGCCAAAACGTGTGTTAGTTGGGAACTCTGATAGGTACTGAGTAGGGTTAAAACCTGGGTTAGTTGAGAAGCTGTCATCGGCTGCTGTTACGTAAAGGCGTGAGTCATCGCTACCTAGTGCAGCTTTGATTTTGTGCTCTGTGTATGAACCCATGTTGATGATCGGGGTACGCACACGCTGGCTGTTTAGTGCGGAAGGTCGGATGATTGGGCGAGCTGCTTCTACTGACGGTGCAGCCGCTTCCTCTGTCTGATCCTCGATAGGAGTTTCGGGGGCTGTTGTCACAGTCGCCTCGCTTTCTGTTTCGGTTGGTTGGTTTGGTAGTTCTACTGTTTCGCTTTCGCTAGCAGCAATTTTTTGCACTGCGGCAGACTGGAAGGCCGCTGTCTCAACTAAAGAGACTTCGCGGAGTACCGCCGCAGTCACCAGGAGATAACCATCTTTGTGAGGCTTTGATGCTGTCACTTCAACACCAACGGATAAGCCGTCCATCAATTGTTCCTGGGCTAGCAAAATCGCTTCCGTTCCACCTGCGCCTGCGCTGACTTTAAACTGCGCGTAAAGGCCATCATCACTTGATTGGATACTCTGCATACGGCCTATTGGCTTTGTATTGTCGTGAGACATGAGCAGCTTTACCTTTGAAGGATTAGCAGCTGTAATGCTGTTAGGTGCAAATACAACTTTGCCCTGACTTGTGTTGCCCACTTCACCATAAGGTGCAATCTTGCCCGCAATAATGCGGCGCTCACTGCTATCGACTGCTTCAATCGATCCGCTAAAGTTCAATATCATCTGTTTCCTCTGTTCCGTAGGGGCTCATGCTTTCCATTTCGCGTGCATCATTTACATCAATTAAACCAAGTGCAAGCATTTTTTCTATTGCATCCAGGCGCGCCATAGTGTCTGCACGTAGGAAAGTTTCATCAACGGCAAATTTTACAATGTTGCCGTGCCGGGTTATGTCATCAAGACTGAGGCGTTCCTCGATCGCGCAAATGTACGGCTGTAACGAGTACGCAACATATTCCTTACGGCTATCTAAGACATTTTGGTAAGTCATGCTGTTATTCATGTCGCTACTTACCATGAAGGCTGGCACGTTCATTAACCGAGCAATTTCAGTACTTAGATATTGTGATGACTCGTTGTAGGTCATGTCTTTAGGGGAGTAACCCACTGTTTGATAATCAAGTGTGCTAGTTAAATAAGCAGTGCTGCGATTTTGTCGCGCTGATTTCCAACCTGCAAGGATGCCCTGCACTTGTGCCTCAGGTAAATCCGCACCGTTATTTTTAATAAATCCTGTAGCCAT